GGCTCCGGTCACATGGTCGTGGAGTCCATCACGATGGACTGGATCGACGAGCGGAACGATGTCCTGCAGGTCACGATCGACTTCTACCCGGTCAGCGAGATCTCAGGCCGGACGGAAGACGAGGATCCGATGCAGGATCTTACTTTATCAACCACTCTCAACATTATTGAGGAGGAGTAACATATGGCAACTTTAACTGCACCGAGCGTCTCGGTGGCATTTATCGAGGCTGCAGCGTCCGCGATCCAGCGCGGAGAGCGCGGCGTCATTGCCATGCTTATCGTCGATGCGACGGAGGGCCTGGCAACTGATTACATCATTTACGACGTGACGGACATCCCGGAGAGCATGACGGACGCCAATAAGACCGCCATTAAGCTGGCACTGAAAGGCTATGTCAACGCCCCGGCGAAGATCCTTGTCCACGTCATCGCGGCGTCCAGCGCTTACGCAGATGGCCTTGCGGCTCTTGCAACCCAGAAGTGGAACTACCTGGTCTGCCCGACGGCCGAAGCTGACGGTGTGACCAGTGACATCATCAGCTGGATCATCGCTCAGCGCTCCAACGGCATGACCTATAAGGCTGTCCTGTCCAATGCTGCCGGCGATAATCCCGGCATCATCAACGTGACATCCGGAGCTACTTATGAGGGCAACGAGATCACGGCCCAGCTGGTCGCCTGCCGTATCGCCGGCATTATCGCAGGCTGTCCGCTGACTATGAGCATCACCTATGCTCCGGTCGCGGACTTCTCCGACTGCGACCGCATGACTCAGGCTGAGCTCGACGCTGCTGTCGGCGAGGGCAAGGTCGTCCTTATGTGGGACGGTGAGAAGGTCAAGGTCTGCCGCGGCGTGACCAGCTTCCTGACCACCACCGACACCAAGGGCGATTCCTTCAAGAAGATCAAGCTGGTCGACGCGATGGATATGATCCGCGACGACATCACCCTGACCGCTCAGGACAGTTACATCGGCAAGTACGCAAACAGCTACGATAACAAGCTTCTGCTGGTTACCGCGATCAACGCGTATTTCCGTGAGCTGGTCGCCGCCGGCGTCCTTGCTTCCGGATCCTGCCAGATTGATGTTGCGGCTCAGCGCGAGTACTTCCTGAGCAAGGGAAGCACTTTCGTGGTCGACGGTGAGACGATCGCCGTGGAATCCGCGACCGAGCAGCAGCTTAAGGAAGGCAACACCGGAAGCCACGTCTTCCTGACGGCCGCCATAAGCCTGCTTGACGCGATCGAGGACATCAACCTCGACATCTATATCGGATAAGGAGGATAAGCGATGAACGGAATGGTACCGTCCCAGGCGATCCTGGGCACCTTCGGCGAAGCATGGGTCGATGACGACTACATGGCGGAGACCAATAAGCTCCGCGCCGAAGTGAATATCAGTTATGACGACGTCCGGCAGGCACGTAAGCTTACGACCGGCAAGAAGATGACCGGCCTCGAGGGTTCCGGCGAGATCCAGTTCGTGAAGGTCTCCAGCCACATGGCAAAGAAGATCTCTGATAAGATCAAGGCCGGCAAGACCCCGAGCTTCAAGATCATCTCCAAACTGAAGGATCCCGATGCAATCGGCGCGGAGCGCATCGCTCTGTACGGATGCAAGTTCGAGAAGACCACGCTGGCCGACTGGGAACACGGCAACATCGGCTCCGAGTCCTACAGTTTTACTTTTGAGGACTGGGAGTTCCTCGACACCGCACTGTAAGCGGTCATGACAGGAGGGCAAAAGCATGAACGCTGTTGAATTACTGCTGAAGATGGACAAGGGGAAGGTCAAGGCCGTCCCCACGAAACAGGTGGAAGTGAAGAGGCTCTCCGGTATTGCCGGGGAGCCGTTCTTTGTCACTCTGAAGGCCGTCCCCGGTGATAAGTGGAACGACATCGCGGGAAGTGTAAGCGGCGCAGACGATGCGGCGAATTACAGGAGCTCGAAACATTTACTCCTTGCTGGAATGGTCGACCCGAAGCTTTCGGATCACGACCTGCAGGAAGCCTATGGTGCGGCTACCCCGCTCGACCTTATGGAAAAGCTCTTCCTCGCCGGTGAGATCATGCGGCTGGCTGCAGAGGTGACCGACCTGTCCGGCTTCGGTGGAGACACTGAGGCAGAAGTAAAAAACTGATATACGCGGATCCGGACGTAAATGCGTCTTACCTCCTGTTCCGCGAGAAGAACTGGATACCCTCACAGTATTACGACCTCGGATTCGGGGAGCGTATCGTCGTGAGGGCTTTTCTGTCGCAGGAAATACGCGAGAGAAAGAAAGAAGCTGAAGAGCTGGAGAAGGTGGAATAAATGGCTACAAGAGTAATTGATGCCATTCTTCGCATGAAGGACGACGGATTTACCAAGACCTTCAAAAACTCAATAGATCTGATGGCTAAATATGGCCGTGAGGGAAAAGCGGTCCGCAAGACCATCGAGCAGCAGGGCAAGGCGATGGTCGGTTTAGGTAAGACCATGACAGCAGCTGTCACAGTACCGCTTGCCGGTATGGCTGTGGCTTCGGTGAAGAACTTCCAGCAGGTCGACAAGACAATGCGGCTGGTTGAAGCCACGATGGGAGAAGCAAAGTGGGCCACTGCTGACCTGAACAAGGCGCTGGATGAAGCGGCCATGAATTCCATCTTTACAAAGTTTGAGGGCGCTGACGCCATTCTTAACTTTGCCCGGCAGGGGTTTGACGCGAAGGAATCTGTGGACATGCTGACCCCGTCCATGAACCTCGCGGCAGGCACCATGACGGACCTGTCCACGGTTACGAGCGGGCTCGGCAACGCCCTTAAGATGTTCGGCGCGGAGAGTTCCGAATCGGCTAAGTATGCGGATATTTTCGCGCGGGCCCAGGCATCGGCCAACACGACCACGGAACAGCTCTTCGAGGGTCTGACGGCCGCCGGCACCATGTTCAACACGGTCAAGTGGGATATCGGTGATGCGGCGACAGCTGTCGGCATCTTCGGTGATGCGGGTCTTGGTGCTTCCGAGGGCATGACCGCTATGCGGACCGGCCTGATGCGGATCGCGAACCCGGCGAAGGCCGGAGCTGCGGCGCTTGAACGCTACGGCATCGAAGCCTTTGGCGCCGAGGGCAAGCTGAAGGACTTCACGGAGGTACAGGCCCTCCTGCATGAGGCATTTGAGCAGATGGGCTCTGATCAGGAGCGTCTGGCGGCCGCCAGCGATATCTTTGGCAAGAACCAGGCAAACAACTGGTTAACGCTTATCAACGCGGCACCTGACCGAGTGAAGGCACTCAACAGCGAGATTGAAAACGGAAGCAACTCCGCGGAGAAGATGGCTGAAGCCCTCATGACACCGATGGAAAAGTTGAAATCGGCGTTTGATGTCATGCAGAACGGCATCGGGAAACAGCTTAATCCCGCGCTTGAGCCCGTTCTCACAAAGATTACGGACATTATCAACGCCTTCAACCGCATGGGCGATGAAGGCCAGCAGAGGATTATCCGCATTGCAGCCGCGGCTGCAGCTATCGGCCCCGCGCTTATCATTGTTGGCAAACTGACCATCGGTTTCAGCAAGCTCCTCGGCGCCATGTCCGTCATCGGCAAGGCCGGAGGCGTTGTGCAGGCGGCCCTCGGCGGTATCGCGGCCACGCCGGTCATCGCCGGCATTGCGGCGGTCGTCGGAGTGGTAGCGCTCCTCGCCACGCACTGGGAAAAGGCGAAAGAGACTATGTCGCAGTTCCAGTGGGTCTTTGATGGTCTCAGCAAGAATTTTGAGCAGTTCAAGACCAGCATATCGCCGGTCACTGCGGCCCTGGGCGAGTTTGCCAAGGCGGTCTGGGACTGCCTCGGCGATTCCCTCGCGACAGTCGTCGGCGGCGCAATCACGGTCTTCGCAGGCTTCCTCAGCACGGTGCTGGGCGTGGCCAACGGTGTCATCGGCGCCATCGGCCGCATGAAGGACTTCGTCAACGAGGCTTTCGAGGCCATCGCAAACAGCCCTGTCGGTAAAGCGGCCAGCGCCATCAGCAGCGTCCTCGGAGCCGCTGCCGGTGCAGGCGGCGCCAACAAGGGCATCGGCAAGAACGCTGCCGGCACGTCCAACTGGCGCGGCGGTCTCACGATGGTACACGAAAAAGGCGGGGAAATCATGGATCTGCCGCAGGGCACCCGGATCTACCCGGCTGAGCGCTCCGCGAACATGATGCGGACCGCAGGCGTAACTATCAGCATCCCGAAGCTGGCGGACCAGCTCGTGATCCGGGAGGATGCCGACATCGACCGGCTGGGCGATATGCTCGTCCGGAAGATCGCGATGGCGTCCGGAAACATGGGAGGTCTCAGTGGAAGTATGGCTTAAATCATCAACGCGGCGCTTTCGCCTGCCGGTCATCCCCGCGGAATATACGGTGACGGGCGAGCGCGGCGATGAGACAGTAAACATCAATGCGATCGGGGAAGTAGACCTGGGAGGCAACCGGAAGCTCCGGAGCGTCTCCTGGTCCTGCTTTTTCCCTTACGAATATGATGCAGGCTATTGCCAGTACAGCGGCTTAAAAAGTCCGATGGCCTCCGTGAAGATCATCGAAGAGATGATGCACGCGGGGCCGGTCAAGCTGATCATCACCGGCACTCCGGTCAAGTTCTGGACGCGTATCAGCTCATTTGAATGGTCTGAGCGGGACGGCTCCGGGGATGTCTATTACTCCATCACCTTCCGGGAACACCGGCCGATCAAGGTCGGTTCCTCAACGGTGACGGCTGACGAGTCGCTCAGCTCCGGAACCTCGGCCGCTACGACCACGCAGAGGACAGTCCCGGAGACAGAGCCTATTACTGTTACGGTGCATGAGTCAGGCACCTCTGCGAGCTCTGTGGCGCGTCAGAAGACCGGCTCCGCAAGCAACAAGAACACGATCAAGAAGAAGGACGGCACGCCGCTGTCGAAGGGTGAGCAGGCAAGCCTGACGAAAGGCATGGAGCTCCAGATGAACGGATATAACCCGCTCACCAAGTACAAGCTGACCAATCTGCAGACCGCAGGCATCAACGGCACGAGTACGCGCCACCAGAGCAGCTCCGGCACGATCCACGGAGGCGGGACGGGGAGGCGGTTCTGATGAAGATAGAACTGATCAAACCGTCCGAAAGCGTCAAGTGGGACATCACGCAGGCAGTCGCCAAATCTGAATGGAAAGGCGCTGCCCTGTCTGCAGGGCGCTCTTTTTCCATTGATTTTGTCAACGCCCAGACGGATCCGACGGTCTTTCTGCCCCGGATCGCGCCGGGAGACATCCTTGCGGTGACTGATGCGGAGGAGATCTTCTACGGCCAGATCTTCGCGGCGGAGAGATCTTCCCAGCTCGGGACGATCACTTATACGGCCTATGACATCATGCGGCATCTGGTGGAGAGTAAAGGTCAGTATAAGTTCAAGAACACTACGGCGGAGGCAATCGCCCAGCAGGTCTGCGCTGACATGCAGATCCCGGTGCGGTTCCTTTATCCGACTGGTGTCAATATCGCATCGATGCTCTGCGACCAGATGACCATCTATGACATCATCATGGCCGGATATACCAAGGCGAGCAAAGTCACCGGGGAAAAGTACTTCCCCATGATCTACAAGCGCGGATTCGCGGTCTACAGTGCCGTATGGGCGGTTCAGGGCTTTACCCTGAGCGACAGCACTAACATCTACGAGAGCGACGCTCAGGAGTCCATGCTGAACATGAAAAACCGTGTCCTGATCATCGACGACAAAGGCAACCAGATCGGAGAGATCAGCGATCAGGACAGCGCGAAGGTCTACGGTATCTTCCAGGAGATCTACCAGAAGGAAGACGGCGTGGATCCGACCACGGCGGCGAAGAAGCTCCTCAAGGTCAAGCCTGAGCAGACCATCAAGATTTCAGCGATTGGAGACATCAATTGCCTTAGCAACTACAACGTCGGAGTTAAGGACGCCGCGACCGGGCTGTCCGGGAAATACTGGATCAAGTCCGACCGGCACGTCTGGGAAAACGGGACCCACACGATGGAGCTGGAGCTGAGCTTTGAAAAGCTGATGGATGTCAAGGAAAGCACGAAGGAAACGGAGAAGAAGACATGAGTGACTGGGCTGAAAGGATGACGAACCTGATGAGAGAGCAGGGTGCCGCGCTGAACGGTCCCGCGATTCAGCTCGCGGTCATGACCGGGGCGGACTCCCTGAGCATCGGCAACCTCGCCCTGGATAAGGACGACCTGGTCTTTTCAGCACATCTCCTGCAGCCGGTCTGCTCAAAGGTCGCCGGGACATGTCCGGACGGAGGCGGGGCGCTCGCGGATTCCTCGACCTACATCCCGGCCCTGGCCGCCGGCGACACGGTGGCAGTGATCCAGCTGTCAGACTCCCGCTTCTGGGTAATCGAAAAGGTGGTGAGCGCATGAGCCTTTTACCGAGTTTTATGCAGGCGGCTGCGGAGGCTGCGCTGGCTGATGCGGCTGTCATGGAGACGGTCGAGCTGCCGTACCCGAAAGAGTACGGCATGGATTTTGAGACTGGGATGCTGACGGGGCAGGTCGTGACCGGCATCGAGGCAATCAAGGTCTGGATTTGGTGCGCCTTGCACACGCAGCGCTTCCGCTACGCCATCTACTCGTGGGACTATGGCGCGGACATGGAGCAGTATATCGGCCAGGCGGTCACGCAGGAGTTCCTCGACACGGATTGCCACGATGAGGTGGAGGAAACGCTGACGATCAGTCCCTACATTACGGGCATCGACGACTTCAGTGCGGAGCTCACCGGCGACCATCTGCACATGGCATTCACGGTCCGGACGATCTACGGAGACACGGAGGTAAGCATCAATGTATGAGGATAAGACCTACGCGGCGGTGCTTGCCGACGCACAGGCAGAGGTCGACAGTGATGTCCTGAAGACTGAGGGAAGTCTCACCTTCAACGCGCTGTCTGCTTTGGCTTTTGAGATTGAAAAACTCTACACGCACATGAGCTACATCAACGATCAGATGCACGCTGACACGGCGGACTTTGACGGCCTTGTACGCCTTTGTGCTGACCGGGGTATCACCCCAAAGGCGGCCACCAGCGCGCAGGTGAGCGTCACGGTGGTGTCCGGGGAGAGCGAGACGCTTATCGGGAAGCGCTTCAGCCTGCAGGGCTTCAACTACGCCATCAGCTCCATTACGAGCGCCACGGAAGAGGCCGGCGTTTTTACGGTGGTAGCGATTGCTACCGTGGAGGAGCCCGGCTCCGGTCCGAATAACCTGACCGGTGCACTGACGCCCATCGACTACGTTGACGGATTCGTCTCTGCAATGGTGACGGAAGTACTGGTCGACGGTGAAGACGCGGAGACTCAGACCGCGCTGTATAAGCGCTACCTTGCTTCCTTCGGCGCTGAGGGATTCGGTGGAAATATCGCGGACTACCGCGCCAACGTCAACAGCTTCGCGGGCGTCGGTGGCTGTAAGGTGTACCCGGTATGGGCCGGTCCCGGAACGGTCAAGGTCGCGGTCATCAGTGCAAGCTACGACGCGGTGAGCTCGTATCTGCTTGCTCAGCTTGCGGCCGCTGCCGATCCGACCGGAAATCATGACGGCTACGGCTTCGCCAGTATCGACCATAACGTGACCTTCGTGAGCGCCGCAGAGACCCCGCTGGCCATCGTGGTCAACCTGACCGCAGAGAGTGGAGCAAACACGGCGGCAATCACAGCAGAGGTCAAGGCGGCTATCAGCGCGTATCTGCTGGATCTGCGCGAGGAGTGGGCCGAGAGCGAGTATGAAGATCAGACAGTAGTCTATATCAGCCGGATCATGGCCGCGGCCCTCGGAGTGCCCGGCGTGGCCGACGTCTCTTCCGTAACTGTCAACGGTTCTGACGCAAACAAGGTGCTCGCGTGGGACGAGATCCCGACCGCAGGCACGATCACGCTTAACTTTTCGTGAGGTGGTGAGCCATGAGCACGATTGACGTGAGGCACTGGTGGCCAGATTTTATCGCGGCTACACGTGAGTTTGAGCAGATCCGGAAGAGTTATAACAAGGAGCTGGGGCTCTGCTGGGATGATGTCGGGATCCTCAACAGCAACTTATATCTGTCCACGATGGACGAGCAGACCTGCGCTGTCTGGGAGAAGATGCTCGGGATCCGGCCCGATCCGGACTCGACACTGGAGGCTCGGCGCCGTGAAGTGATCATCATGTCTGCGACGTCCAGACCTTACACCAAGAAGCGGCTCCGGGCGATCCTGGACTCGTATCTTGGTGAGGGCGGCTACGCGCTGACGCTTAATACCACACTGAAGCGCGTAGTCATTGATATCAAGAGCGCCGGACGGACGGATTATATCTATGACCGCGTGCGGCAGATCATTCCGGCAGATATGGAGCTTTATGTCGGTGACAGCTACAACCGACAGATGAAGCTTGCCGAGCATACGCATCAGGAGCTGGCGGCCTACACGCATCAGCAGCTCCGCGAAGACACGACCATCTTCGAGTAAGGAGGAGATATATGGCAACTACAACCACGAATTATGGGATGACGAAGCCGGACGTCACCGACTACTATGATGTGGACGTCTTCAACGGCAACGCGGACATCGTGGACGCAAAGCTTAAGGAGCTGGAAGACGGCAAGCTCGACACCGATGGAGATGCGAGTAACCTCACTCTGGAATCTCTGGAATCCATCACGAGCTCTTCGACGGAGTATCCGACCTTTTCTGCTGGCCTGCTCATGAAGACCATCTTCGGAAGGATCCAGAAGTTTCTGAACGACCTGAAGGCCAACTGCGTGACGTCCCTGTCGGTCTCCGGGAAGACCATCACCTACACAAAAGCGGGTGGTGGTACCGGCACGATCACAACTCAGGACACGACCTACAGCGCGGCGACCACCAGTAAGGCCGGTCTTATGTCGGCAGCTGACAAGACCAAGCTGGACGGCATCGCAAGCGGCGCACAGGTTAACAGTGTGACGGGGATCAAGGGCAACTCTGAGAGTTCTTACCGCACCGGTAATGTTAATTTGACGGCAGCTAATGTAGGAGCTGCTGCAGCAAGCCATAATCACGCAGCAAGCAATATCAATTCGGGTACTCTCAGCGTTGACCGCCTGCCCACTGTCACGGTGGCCAAGGGCGGCACGGGGGCGACAACAGCTGCAGCGGCACGGACAAACCTCGGCTTGTACGGCATGGCATCCGGGACGGCGGCACCGACCACCAGTACCTGCCCGTCAGGGTATGTGTACTTCCGCTATGAGTGAGGTGGCGCATGGGTATCACATATAATCCCGGCTCCGGTCTGAGGAACGTGTCGGAGATAAAAATCAACCCGAGCGGCACACTGAGGAATGTCATCGAGGTGTGGGAAAATGTCGGCGGGACACTGAAGCAGGTCTGGCCTGACACGGCGTATGACGGCAGTCACTTCGCCGGGGAACTCCGGGGCGGCGTAATCACCAATGTTTATTCAACGCCGAGTTCGGGAAGTGACGGGCACGACTACGTCTTTATGTGTGACAAAGTGGCTGTCCCCGGTGGCGGGTCCGGGTGGTACAACACGCCAACGCCCATTACATCGGGCGGCTTGTACCGGAACGTAGACAATCCGCGCGGAACGCAATACCCCGAGAACACGTTTGGACAGGAGTTTGGTTTCATCAGCGCCGCAAAGATTGATTTTACAAAATACTCAAAAGTCCGCATAACCGGAAAGGTAAACTACACCTTTTATGCCTATGCCGGTCAGGCAAACACAGTGTACTGGTACATCTACCCAACGATCGAGCAGGTCTATCGCTACAGCGCGACTGAACAGCTGGGGCGCTATGTGCGGCGCAATTCCGTAAAGGGTGACGGTTTTGCGTATTGGTTTGGCGTAAAGATCAACGCAGGTGGTGTAGGGTACTCTGGTGACCTCCCCTTTGATGTCACCTTTGATATATCGGCGTGGAACACAAACACTGACCAGATCGCTTTCTTTTTCGAGCCCAACTCAGACATTAGCGTATCCGGCTCTTTCCAGCGGGAAATTATGAATTTCAACATTTCCCGGATCGAATTTATCAAGTAAACCTGCCCCGCAAGGGGCTTAAATTATCTCACGAAAGGAGAAAAATCATGGCACTTAACATCAAGGATTTTCCGAAGTACGAGGCAGAGTTCAAGGCGGCAGGAAAGGATGCGGCAAAGATCCAGCGCGCGGTGGAGAAGTACACTGGCCCGGAAAACGGCACCGAGTACGATGACAAGACCGGGAAGCTGTCCATCGTGCCGGGATGGCACGCAGACGCAGATGGCAACGTGGTGAGAGACTGACAACGGCAGGGCGGGGGAGAAATCCCCTGCCCTTTCTTTTCGTGAGGGGAAGATATATGGACTGTGCAAGAAACATTATCACCGCCAACTTCAGCGGCGGGACATCGGCGACCACCGCCCCACTGTGGCAGTGGGACTACGGGCAGGCGCTGTGCATTACCGGGATAGACCTCCCGGCGGCATTTGAGGTGCATTTTTCCACCAACAGGACGGGCGGCGTGTCCACCGTGGCGGTGGGCGCTGACGGTCAGGTGACCATCCCCAATGACCTGCTGACTATCGGGAAAAACCTCAATGCGTGGATTTATCTCAGCGACAGCGAGGGTGAGGGCGAGACGGAGTATGCCATCACCATCCCGGTCAAAGCCCGTCCTATGCCCGAGACTTACGATGCGGAAGCCACGGGCGAATTTGACGATGTGGTTCGTCAGGTGAGCGAGTATGCTCAGACCGCACAGACAGCGGCAGACAATGCCGGGGCATCTGCATCGGCGGCGGCTACATCAGCGTCCGAAGCGGCGGCATCTGCATCGGCGGCTGAATCCGCAAAGACCGCCGCTGAGACTGCTCAGGGCAAGGCAGAGGACGCACAGGCGGCGGCTGAGACTGCGGCACAGACGGCAACGCAGAAAGCACAGCAGACCGCACAGGACGCCGCTCAGGCGGCACAGAGCAAGGCAGACGCAGAATCTGCCGCAGGAAGAGCGGAAGCGGCTGAAACGGGCGCACAGAGCGCCAAAATGGACGCAGAGACGGCGGCGCAGGGTGCGGCGGCAAGCGCATCTGCGGCAAGCGCAAGTGCCACCAGTGCAGGACAGGCGGCTACATCTGCGGGTCAGTCCGCAACGGCGGCGGCGGGAAGTGCTACCACGGCGCAGAATGCCGCTCAGACGGCTACCACCAAAGCGGGTGAAGCGTTCGCTTCTGCTGATGCGGCGGCGGCATCCGAGACAGCCGCTCAGACCGCACAGCAGGGCGCAGAAACGGCAGAAACCAACGCAGGGCAGAGCGCATCCACGGCTACCACAAAAGCGGCAGAAGCGGCTCAGAGTGCGTCAAATGCGGCGGCAAGTGAGACTGCGGCAGAAGCGGCGGCTACCCGCGCAGAGACTGCGGCGGCAAGCCTGACCGTGGACAGTGCATTGTCCGATTCCTCGGTCAACCCGGTCGAAAACCGTATAATTACGGCTGAAGTTACTCAGGTAAAGAGCGCAATTAGTCAGATTGAAGATGATGTATATACCGTTTCGGATAATCTTTTTGATTTCGATAGTGTTATCGACAACAAGGTTCCGGGGTCGGTCGGGTCTTCTCCCGATACAATGGTTACGCTTAATAACTGGCACACATCAAACTATATCCCGGTTGTTGCAGGAGAAAAATACGCACTGATTTTAAACGGGAGCATCACGACAGGCGCCGTGTTCCGTGTTGCTTGCTACAGCGGCGGGGTGATGACCTATAGAACAACAGGCGGTACAGAACCGAACCCTTATACCATTCCTGACGGAGTAGACCACATAAGATTTTACTCAAATACCGCAAGCCTTTTCAGTGCGAGGACGAATACAAGTTTCAAAAAATATAGTGCCGATATGAGCAAAGCATGGACTCCATACGGCACTACGAAAAACTTTGTCGAAAAAGGTGCATTACCGGAATACGGGGTATACGTTGACGGAAGCAATTACTACCATTTTGTAAACTTCGGCAACGTGACCCTGATTCGTCTCTTTAAACAAGAAGGACCGAATAATCTTTTCCAGTATTCTGCAACATATATTGGAGAAATCTCAAAATACGGTGCGTCAATCAAGGAAACCATAGCAACGAACGGGACGGATACGGTCGGTCCGATTTCCATCATGCGACAGGGTACTGATAGTGGTGGAATGTGGGCGGGGGGATGGCACACAAGAACCGTAGACGGCACAGCGTATCCGACAGCTCGGCAGGCAAGCCTTGATGTGCGGGTCAATGGAACGAGCGTGGTCGGTAGCAATGGTATCCATTACGGAGAAGTTGTAGCTACCGTTGTCAATCAGATTTACTTCCCGCAAACTATCACGGGGGCGGATTTGTCTACGGCAACACAGGCTATCGAGGAAACTGTACAGTACATCCTTAACGCAAAAATGACGGCAAGGGTGTGGCACAGGTACGTTGCTGATACGAGGGTTATCCTCTACTACGGTATGCAGGCAGTGCGTATTGGATTTGACAGCGTCATGCTTCCGAACAACGAATCAGAAATCACGTTTTCCGATATGACAGAAAATGTAAAACTGGACAAAGCGGAAGACATGATGGCGTTGCGTAAAAGCGGGTGGAATTATGACCTGACCATCAAGGATTTCGGTCTTGCGAAGTATACGCACAATCCGGGAACTGGTGCGAATAAATATGGGAGTATCCCGAAAGACACGAGAAAGATTTACTGGGTGTTAATTGAGGGGACATATAACTATAGCTTTATTCCAACCGGGAAAGTCCTTGCGTGGGAGGGCGAATATAACATCTATCCGAACTAACCAATAGGACACTTACATTTAAGGGGGTGTGATATGAACGAAACCGTACTGAAACAGGCTATCGAGGAAGCGAGAGAAAAGCGCAAGGCGGTAAGTTAAAGGACACCAAAACGAATCTTGCCGCCGCACTCAACGCAATCAATTCATAAAGGGGGATAAACCATGTATAATTTCTTCGTTGTCAGATTCACTAACCGTGTCGATGGCACTTCCGGGAACTCCGTCAAACCGTATGAACAGGAAGCAGATGCCCTCAAGGAATTTTTCAGACAGGCAGGACAGGCGGTTGATACCACGCACCTGACCGATTCCGTCACCATGCTCACAAAGGAAGGATTCGAACTGCGCCACGAAGTCTTCCTTCACGATGCCCCGGAGCCGACCCCGGAAGTGACCGAGACCCCGGTTGAATGATGATATAATCTCCGCTTTCCTGTTGCTTTGTATGTACAAATCCCGTATAATGTACTCACAGAAAGGAGTGATGCGTTATGCAGGATAAAACATTACAAATCAGGGCAGACGATGATTTCCTTACAAAAGTCGAGTATCTGCGGCATATCAACGGATACAAGAGCAATTCTGAAACCGTGCGAAAAGTCGTAGAGAAAGAATATAGGAAGGAGAGCGGGGAGAAATGACAGCAAAACAAGAAATAACCATTCGTTATATTGAGCATATGCTTGAAATCAAATATGAGGGTAAAAATGATTCTGATGCGTGGAAATTTATCCATGATAATTTAAAATTCGCAAAAAAATGCAGTTACTTTGAATCGCAAATGTCAATGCCTGTTTCTAGTACAACATTAGGGATGGATAAAGAAACAGACTTTGATTTGGAACGAGATTTATCAAGAGAACTTCTGATTCGAGATGCACAGCATGGCGTAAGTAAAGATAAAGCTATGGAGCATTTTGCAGAAAATTTATTTCTTGAAAACACCTGTGAATAAAATCAGATTCGCACGTTTTGGACACTATTCGTCAGTAAAGCCCGCCGGGTCTGCGGACAGTCGGTGAAAGTTTCCGTTCTGCGGAGCGGGTGAGAAAGGCAATAGTATTAAAGGGACATCCCGCCAAGTCAAAGCCCTTGACCGTGGCTGTAAATTACGGACGGTGCGGGATATGCCGTGGCTGTTGGCAGATGGCTTGGTCACGGCACTTTGCGAACTAATCAACACGGGGAGGCGGGTGACCGCTTCCCTTTTTTATGACCAAAAGGTCGGGGGGCGGCATGGAAGAAATCATCTCATTTATCTCGGCGCACTGGACGGAATGGCTTTTCACCGCCGCTCTTGCGGTGCTTTCGTGGGCTTTCCGTGGAGTGCGGGCTCAACTGCGTGAAGAGCATGACCGCAATGAAGCTATCGCCGCAGGGGTGCAAAGCCTACTGCGTGAGAGCATTGTCAACGGGTACAACCGATATTCCGATAAGGGCTTCTGCCCGATTTATGCCAAAGAGAGCATAAAGCGGGTATACGCCTCATATCATGACCTCGGCGGCAATGATGTCGCAACAGAACTGTATCAAAAACTGCTTAAGATGCCCGAAAACCGGGAAGAAGGGGGAGAAAAATGATTTCCAATAAGGCATACGATATTATCAAGATGGTGGCGCTTATCGGTGCGCCTGTCATCGTCTTTCTGTCTGCGCTGTGCAATATATGGGCTGTCCCTCATGCGGCAGAACTGACTGCGACCCTTGCGGCGATTGATACCCTTATCGGCGCAATCGTGACGGCTCTGAAAGCGGATTATGACCGCCGGAACGCTGTGCCGGAGGACTGAAATGACCGAGAGAGACATCACGATATGTGGACATGGTAGCAATGTTCCGTCTCTGAAGAACCTCTATGCCTACAACGAGCTCCGCTACAACGGGCGCATGTCCAACGGAGTCCGCAAGCAGCTCCTCCGTGTGCGGCGGCTTAAAGCGCTCGACACGCCGGGCAAGCGGGACAGCTTCCGGGCGCTGTATGGCTCCATCCTCGGGAGGAATTCCTACAATCAGGACTTGCGGCAGTTCTGCTACATGCCTTACCGCGGGCGGTATTACTCGGACTGCAGCAGCTCCGGCTGCGCGACCTATCAGCGGTGCGGGTGCGAGGTACCGCTCCTCAACACGGCAGCGATGCTCAACAGCGACCTTTTCGCGGATGTCCCCGTCAGGATCCGGGACGGCCATATCGAGAACCCGGAAGTCTTGCAGGTCGGAGACGCCCTGCTTTACGCCGGAAACATCAGCCGGCCGTCGCTATCATATGTTGGGCATGTCGAGTACATCTACGACGTCCCGATCCTGCGCGGTTCCGGGTGGTCGCACGAAGGCAGCGACTGGCAATACCTCGAGGACGGCGAGCCTGTCCGGGATGAGTGGCGGTACATTGACGGACGGTGGTACGTGTTCGACGCTGCCGGGCGGATGATACACGACTCCTGGCACCTCGACGGCGGCATATATTACTACGTCGGCACCGACGGCGGCATGCTGTCCGGTCAGTGGCTCGACTACCGTGGGGACTGGTACTATCTCGACGCTGACGGCAGGATGGTTACCGATGCCTACGTACATAGCAGCCGTGGATGGTGCTATATGAACGAATATGGCCAGTGGGATGATAAATACCGGCGCGACCTTCCGCCAGGCCCGGGCATCCATGTGGTCGGAGAACAGGAATACTAAGCAAAGAAAAACCCTCATCGCATTTGCGGTGGGGGTCTTTTTTTATGCCACGAAATTTGCCACGCGGCACGGAAGATATAGCATTTATGCGGTGTTTTCCGTTTTCAGCATCGGGATCAGGTCTTTGCGCGGAATGGCAAAGAAAAACCCTGTAAATCCGTAGAAATACAGGGTTATATGGTCATAATTATAGAGTTTTGACAGTTAATATGTTGCGCGGAAATTAACAATATTTTGCCATGATTGACACGAAAATATGCCACGCGTGGCAAAATTTAAGAGAGCATCCCGGAAATGCCATCAAGGACGCGCCTGTCCATCTCTGCGCGCTTATCGTCCAGCGCGTGGCGGTAGACGCGTTTCATGACGGTATCAGAACGGTATCCGCAGTTCTGCATGGTATAGCTGTCCGGGATCCCGATGGCGTGTGCATAGCTGACATAGTAATGCCGGAGCTTATGGAGGGAGAAGCGCGGCAAGCCTAGGCGGTCTTCCACAATGGCGAGCTGTTGCCCAATAGTGCCGGGGCCGCCGCGGTAGACATACCCTTGCCGCCGAATCAGGTCGGCGAGGTCATCCGGGATGCGGACATATCTAGTCGATTCAGGCGTTTTTGTGCGGTCTGCGATTATCCAACGGCCATCTTTATCCTGAATTTTTGCCTTGCAGATATGCATGCGGTTGTCATCGGTCAGGTCTGCGAGGGTAAGCGCGCAGATTTCAGACCGCCTCATGCCGCAGAGAGCGAGCCGGAAGGGTATCTCGTACCGCGTCCCGCGGAAAGCATCGTACACGGCGCGTATGTCGCTTTCTGAGGGGATATATGGCTCCGTGGGCATTTGTGCGGGCAAGTTCACCCGGAGCGTTATATCGGGCGCGTAGGCCCTCAGAACGGCCGATATAAACCCGTAGACATTGCGGACGGTCTTCGGGGCGTGAGTCTTGCCGTAATGCATGAGCAGGCGCTGGACATCCTCGGAAGTCATGGCGCTGATTCTGACCGCGCAGAATCGCCTGTAATCGCGTTGGAGCCGGTCAAGCGTCAAACGGTAACCGCGGAGCGTTGAAGCGCTCAAAACGCCGTCAAGCGCGGCCAGATGCCGTTCCGCGGCCTCCCCGAACGTGAGCGGTGTCCGGGCCGTGCCACCCCTGCCCATGACATCCGCGAGGAGTCGCAGCGCTTCCGATTCCGTTGGGCGGTAGTCCACCGTGATGCGGTACGTTTTGCCGCGGACGGTCTTCCGGATCCGGTAGGCGCCGGAGGGGAGCTGTTCGATATTTATCTTCATTGGTCGGATTCCTCCGCAAGGGTGGCGGCCATCTTCTCTATTACTTTACGATTATAAGCGTCTAAGCGGCGATATGCGTCCAGAAAACGCCGTTCATCGGGCGTAATCAAGAGCGGAGACACTTCAACCTTACCCATCAGATACTCCGTGGAGACATTGAAATAGTCGGTCAGCGCTTCCATGATTTCGGGGCGCGGATACCTGACACCCCTCTCATACTGCGAGATGGCTTGCTTATTTACGCCGATAATATCAGCAAGTTCAGCCTGAGACTTTCCTGCGGCAATCCGTAATTCCCTGATTCTGTTCATTGTCGCGCCTCCGATATGTGAAAACAAAAAGTTTATTTCTCCCCTTGACTATTATAAACAAAATGATTATATTGGTAAAGTAATCGTTTTGATTACAGAAAGGGGTGAGACGATGGCGGTACTTGCTGACAAGGCTGTAATCGGTGAGCGGCTGAGAGCCCTGAGAGGGAGCCGGTCGCAGAAAGAAGTCGCGGACGCACTGGGTGTAACCGTGATGGCGGTCAGTCTTTACGAGGCGGGCGAGCGGATGCCGAGAGATGAAATCAAGGTGAAGCTGGCG